GATTACATCAATGCAACTAGAGTTCCAGAAGGTGTAGACTTTGACTTTAGAAACGTGATGAATATGATTGCTCACCACGAAAGTATGGGTACTATGGACCCTAAGTTGAAGCAACGTGGTGGTGGACCTGGTAGAGGTTTGTATCAGATTGAACCAGCTAGGTTTGAGACGATGAAGACTAGGGTTAGAAAGGTTTCTGAGATTCTTGGCTATTCTGTACCTGACTTTATTAATGACGAGTCTCTTAAAGTTGATGATCTAACTAGAGAGCAACAGGATCTTCTTATGGTGGCAGATATGATTCAAGGGCCGCATAAAAATCCAGATCTAGTTTCTGGTAAGATGAGTCTTCAAGATTATTGGGCTAACTACCACTGGGCAGGTAAAAGTAAAGATAGAGCAGATAGAATCAGAGCTTTTAATGAAAGTATGACTACTTACGATGGACCACCGCTTTTTGGAGGGGGTGATAAGTTACCTGATGTAGATTCTGCATTCTTTGGTTTTTTCCCCACCCAGCAAGAACTTGACAGTGCGGGCGTGTCTTTGACAAGGAAACCTACTACAATAAGTCCAGTTCCTAAATTTTAATAGTATTATATTTGCAGCATGGCTGATCTGACAGTAACAATTACAGAGAGCGTTACGCTCAATAACAAGAATCACGGTGCTACTAACGTAGAGACAATCTCTAGTGTTACTCAAGTAGACCACCGTATTATGACCGCTACTACAGCGGAGCATTCAATTGTATTGTTTGACTCAACAATTGCTGCGGGTCAGTTTGTTGACGGCAGTGTTAAGTACTTGAGAGTAACTAACTTGGATGCGTCTGAGTTTGCAACCCTTAGAGTACTTGGCAATAGTGAAGAATATTTCGTCAAGCTCGAAGCTGGCGATAGTTTTATCTTAGGGAACAGCCTTATGGATGCCAATGCTACTGGTAGCCAATCTGCTTCTCTAGCAAATATCGATTCAATCAAGGCAGATGCCAACTCAGGTACTGTTCAATTAGAAGTATTTATAGCACAGTAATATGTATCACAAAGAAAAAAAGATGCCTGGTGGTGGCATGATGCCCAAAAGAGACCAAATGTTTCAAGAGGGTGGCGCTATGCGCTTTAATCCACCTAAAGGAGACATGGCAAGAGAAATGGCTTCTCAACAAAGAGGTGGCGGTGAGCCTGACGAAGCTGCTATGGCAGCGCAAGAACAAATGCAAATGTTTGTAGATATCGTTCGTCAAATCCCAGCAGAACAAGCAGCACAACTTATTGCTAGAATCAACCAGCAACTGATGGAGATGTTGCAGGGTGGTCAAGGTTAATGAGGACTTTAAAGTCTACATATCAAAATGGTGGACTGTTTGGATTGCTAGAAAGACAAAGGGCTAGAACTAATCGAGCCGAGCAGGAGCAAATGCGGCAAGAAGCAGAAGCCGCACCTACAATGTTTTCTTTTGATCTTGCTGGTAGCTCCTCCCCTTCTGTTGACTACTCTAGAGGTGCTGAGGGTATATCTTCTGTGGCTCAACCTAGAGACAATGTGTTGTTTTATCAAACGTCAAAAGCTGCTGGATCACCGTATGCTTTTGCAGTAAAGACTTCAGATAAGAAAGGGAAAGGGGGGTACACTACTTACAGCTCTCTTGCTCAACTTGAAAACGCTTTTAATAGCCCAGCCGCTTTTACTGGGGAAAATGCCTTACAGCTTCGAGCTGCTGCTGTAGGTCAATTTGCTGATCAGTTCCCTACTTATGTAGATGATAAAGGGAGGATTAGATTTGATTTGTCTGCACAGGAAGAAAGAGCTCTTAGCAGGTCTCCGAAAGAAAATGTAGATGGTGAGATGACATCTCAAGATATCTTTGGTAGTTTCTTGCTTGAAATTTCACCAGAAGATGCTGAGTCTTTAAAAAGAACTAAACGCACTACTGCAAAAGTAGGACCAAGAAATTCTTCTGAAGCAACTGACTTTGGAAATATTGGTAGGGGTGAGGGTAAGGTTTGCCCTGGAGCATCTCTTTGGTGTCCTGGATTTTAACAATATGGATTATAATAAAATGATCGAGTCCCTGTGGACCACAGTTCAACTTATCGGATGGACAATTGTCGGGTTTGTTGTGTCAGTTGTTTACTTGGTTGTACAAATCCCCGCATATATCTTTATGATTATCGGGGGATGGATTGCTAACGGAGTAAAAGCTATTAAGACAAAAGTATATTCACTACTCTCAGTTAGAGTATTTAAGAAAGGAAAATGAAAGTAACAAAGAAGAAGAAAATGATGGCTGGAGGCAAGACCTCTAAAAGCCCCGTAAAGCCAGGGGCTACTAGTATTTCTTCTAAAGATCAAGCCACAGCTTTGAAAAAGCTCAATGAAGAGCTTAGGTCACAAGGTTTTTCTCAAGGTGTAAATGATAAAAACGCACCAAAGTATGATTTGTTTAAATCTGACGATGGTACATTTACCTATAGACGCAAAGCCGAGTTTGCTTATGGAGGCAAGGTTTACGCCAAAGCAGGTGCTATGATTCCAGAGATGGCAAAAGATCCAGGGCTGCTTGCTCAAATGAAAAAAGAAGTAGAAAAGTCTAGCAAGTCTTAAGACATCATCTTATAGACTTTCTTGACTAACTTTCTTCCCTTCGGGGTCAGGGCGTATCTTGTTCGGTACGCCCATTTTGATTCCTCACGAAATATATGATCGGCCATTGTCTGCGATGGTGAAAGCTTTGGGAAGTGTTTGTACATATACCCAGCCTTAGTCAATGGGTAGACATGCCTGTTGGCGATGTTTTGCCTACTGAAGTTTAACTCTTTGGAGGCGTAGTCTAGAGTAAAGAACTCTAAGTCGTAAGCCCACAGCATAACTTCTACATCTGAGAAAGATACATCGAAGTCTGCCTGAACAATCTGCTTTACCCTCTTGATGTTTTTCAAGTAGTTGTTGTCAACAAGTGATTTGCTTCTCTTGGCAAACTCACGGAACATCTTTTTCTTGTCCCTCCGCATTTTCGTATATTTGATTAAAATCTATTTTATGGACGACAACCTCCAATTCTTCAAAGAACTTAAGCTTATCGCTGTAAAGTTAGAGAACTTACTTGATAAGCACGATGTCAGAGAAAAGGCTGTATCTATTTTTTCTGTCGGGTTGATCGAAGAGATCGATGAAGATAGAGCAAAGATGAGAGTGATGCACACGTTTAATATCTGCGATGAATCAGAGATTGATGAGTTGTGTGAGCTTGTTAAGGAGGAGTTTAAAAAACAGAAGAACCAGTCTGACGATGGATACGACGAAGACCTTGGTTTCTTTTTGAATTGACATGAATCAACAAGACGGACTGATTAGAAAGATCATCCTTGGGAGAGATCCGAAAGATGGTATGGCCTACTACGTGGGTATGAGAGCGGGTAGTGGTGAAGTATCTGCTATTCTCAAAGACGAATACTACGAACATAAAACTGGTGGGGATAGGTACATTGTATACCTCCAGACAGATGATGGGGTTGTACCTTGGAAGTCTGTAGAAAATATGCCCTGCACTATAGAATACGATTTAAAGTTCTGATGACTAGAAATAATCTAACTACTGACGGATCTGAGTTTGTTTTACCAAACGGAACTTCATACACTGGTTTGTATCATGTGCATGTTGATTCTGGCGCAATGGTTGGACCTCGTCATTCGACAGTTAGTCATTCTACTTTAATTCCTGTAAATGATGAAGCTGCTCAAAAGGTTGCTTCCATTCAAGCCGAGTTAAGAGCCGATCAATTAAGGCAAAGTAAAATTCAATCAATATCGTCAACCCCCACTATTATGACTTCAAGTGGAGGCGGTGGAGGTGGCGGCTACTAATTAAAATGAAAACTTTAGATCTGTTTATCGTTGAGCTGGAATCCCAAACCAATGATACCATTAAGACCGAAAGCGGTCTGGAACTTTACATTGACACAAAGTTCAATCAGTTTGAACACAGAGTAACAGAAGGCCCAATAGTAGCTTCCCCTGGTAAATACAATACTGGGGCAAAAGCTGGGGATACTCTGTACTTTCACCACTTAGTTGTTATGAACGAGGGTCAGGTCTTGACTGGGAATGACAACCACTACTTGGTTCGTTATGACGACGAGCACACTATCAACAATCAAGCTATCGCATACAAGTGCAAAGACACAGGTGAGGTACATCCTCTCGCTGGGTGGGTGCTGCTTACTAGCGTAGAAGAAGAGAGCGATGTACAGTCTGACTCTATCGAACTTGTAGAGCTTGAAGAAAGACTCCCAAGGAAAGGGAGAGTAGCTTTCGATACGCCTTGGGGTGAATACCTAGGCGTTAAGAAAGACGATATCGTTGGGTTCAAAGAGAACAGAGATTACCGCATTACTATCGACGAGGTGGAGTACTACCGTGTTCGAGCAATCGATTTGCTGTATGTCGAGGAAGAAGTTCACAACGATTGATGCAGCCGAAAGGTTGATGGGGAGTATGGAGGAGGCGATCAACAACATGATCACCGAGATCCGTAAACCTGTAGACCCTGAGATAAACGGGTCAGCTAGAAAAGCAGAATTACAATCTATTAAACAAACTGCCATTGACTGCAAGGAGTTGCTTGTCGAAAGACAGAAGCTCGAGCAGATGGTAAAGGATCTTAAGTCTGGCACATTTGACGGTGAGAAAGACGGAGACTTTAGCAGTGGATGGGCAGAGCGAAACGCAAAAAAATGAAACTGATTCTATCTATTCTTATCGTTGTCCTTTGCAGCGGATGCTATACTACTAGACAGTTTGAACCAGTAAAGTTTCCAGGGACAGGTCACCTTGATTGTGACTGCATGAAAAAGAAGAAACCTTCTATTGTCAAGTGTCCTAAGCTGTAGTCATGGACAGTACCACCCCTATTGTTATCTGTCCTAACGGGACTTCTGGGGAGGTTGTGGAGATAGGGGATATCCTTATTGCCCTACCTGCTAAACCCAAGTCTGTATACAAAAGGTCAAAGAAAAAGTCTGAGCAGTATTGGGAGAGGCTCCCTATCCCAGAAGAGATTAGACGTATCAAGTCTATGGATGAGTGGCTGGAGATGCCACGAGAGTTTAGATCTAAGTACTCCCCATACATTGAAGAAGAGTTCAAACGAAGACGTGACGGCTTTTGGTTTATGAACAACGGGGTGGCTACTTATATTACAGGTAGGCACTACATGACTTTGCAGTGGAGCAGATTTGACATTGGCTCCCCAGATTACTTGGACTTCCAGAGAAAGATCTTTATTCACTTTGCAGCATGTGAAGCTGATTCTAGATGTATAGGTCAGTTGTACGTAAAGTGTAGACGTTCTGGGTATACTAACATATGCTCATCTATTCTCCTTGATGAAGGCACTCAAGTAAAAGACAAGCTGCTGGGTATACAATCTAAGACAGCAAAGGATGCTCAAGAGAATATCTTTATGAAGAAGGTTGTGCAGATGCACAGAGCATACCCTTTCTTTTTTAAACCTATTCAAGATGGTACAACTAACCCGCGCATGGAACTAGCGTTCCGAGAACCATCAAAACGAATAACTAAAAATAATAAGACCTCTCAGAGAGGGGAGGCTTTGAATACAGTTATAAACTGGAAGGCTACCACTAACAACGCATACGATGGTGAGAAGCTACATTTGTTTTACTTAGATGAAGCAGGAAAATGGGAAAAACCTACAGACATCAGGGAAGCCTGGAGGATTCAAAGAACGTGTCTAATCGTCGGTCGAAAGATCGTGGGAAAGGCTCTAGTAGGAAGCACCGTAAATCCAATGGACAAAGGTGGAGAGGAGTTCAAGGTTCTATGGGGGGAGTCCAACCCTTTGGAGAGGAATCAGAATGGGAGGACTAAGTCTGGGTTGTACAGACTATTTGTACCAGCTTACGACTCACTAGAAGGTTTCTTTGACAAGTATGGGTTACCTATCGTTGATGATCCCGAATTTCCTGTAGAAACAATCGATGGGGATTTTGTAGAGCAAGGGGCTAAAACTTATTTGAAGAACGAAAGGGCTGCATTTAAGAACAGTGCTAAAGACCTGAACGAGGTTATACGTCAGTTTCCATTTACCCCAGAAGAAGCATTTAGAGATAGTGTTGAGGGGAGTTTGTTTAACATCGGTAAGATCTACGAGCAGATCGATTACAATGATGAGCTATACCCCAACCCTGTAGTTAGGGGTAACTTTATGTGGAAGGAGAAAGATAAAGAAGTAATCTTCTCCCCTAACAATACTGGTAGGTTTAGAGTTAGCTGGATGCCACACCCTGAGAACAGAAACAAAGTTATCGATGTTAGAGGGAAGAGATCACCAGGTAATGCTAACTACGGGTGTGGTGGTGTGGATAGCTACGATATCGATGCTACTGTAGATGGGCGGGGATCTAAAGGGGCTTTGCACATGTACAACAAGTTCAACCTAGATGGGGCATCTAATATGTTTGTTGTGGAATATGCAGCCCGCCCAGACCTAGCAAAGATCTTTTACGAAGACGTACTGATGTGTGCTTTTTATTACGGGTATCCGCTGCTCATAGAGAACAACAAGTATGGGATAGCTAGGTACTTTGAAGAGAGGGGGTATGACGGTTATTTGATGGAGAGACCGCAACACTTATCCAACCCCAACTCTAGAGTAAATGTCAAGACTAAAGGTATCCCGTCTAACTCACAAGATGTTATTCAGTCTCACGCACAAGCAATCGAGCAATACATACATGACCATGTAGGTTTTAATGCTGATACTGGTGAGTACGGTGGGATGTATTTTAATAAAACGCTAGAGGACTGGATAGGGTATAAGATAGACAAGCGTACTAAGTTTGACCTCACTATTAGTTCTGGTTTGGCTTTGCTTGCTGCTCAGAAGTTTAAACCTAAAAAAGAGCCTGCTAGGTTTGACGAAAGAAAGTTTTTCAGGCGGCACAAGACACGCGGATAGCAGTCTGGCAATATAACTATATTTGCAATACTTAATATCTTGTGTGAATAATGTATAAGAATAAGAAGAAGGAAGGGAGAAACTTTCCTGATCCACTCGCCCCACAAGATCAAAAGGTTAAGAAAGAGTATGGGCTGAGGTACGCCCGCGCTATTGAAAACCAATGGGGTACACTTGATGATCAAAACTCTTTGTATAAAAGACGTAATGATCAGTTCGAGGTGAACAGGGATTACGCTAACGGAACCCAAGACACCACTATATACAAAAGTCTGCTTACTGCGCTAAACCCTAACGATGGGGATGGCAGCTTGTTAAACTTGGATTTTACCCCTGTACCTATTCTCCCCAAGTTTGTTCGTATTGTAGTAAATAAGATTCTGTCAAAAAACCCCTACCCTAACATTGAGGCGGTAGATCCTTTGTCTTCTTCTGAGAAAGACAGAGAGAAAAACAGAATTAGAGTACAGACGCAGCTCAAACCACAGCTTGAACAGCTTAAGCAACTTACTGGTGGTCTGGTGTTAGATGAAGACCCAGACAACTTACCAGACACTTTAGAAGAGGCAGAGAT